GGACATCCCTCTGCTCTCAAATGACGCACGAGCCTGATCGATTTGGTTGTTTATTAACTGAGCATTGGGGTTAGATTTATCTAAGACCTGCTCGCTTTCAGACCTGTTTATTTCTGGCTGAACCTGCGCCTTCTTTTCTAAATTCTGCTTTACGCTTTGCGGGAGGGATTCCGAAAGTTCATTTGCGTTAGCTAGTGCTTGGGAAAGTATTTCGTAGTCCTTGGGAGATTCTTTCTTTAGCTTTATTAAAGCACTTTGAAAGTCCGCAACCCTCTTTTTGTATTCCTTGGTCTTAATACCAGTAATTCTTTCGTAGTTTCTGAACTCGCGAACAATGTCCCTGCCAGCTCTGCCCAGCCTTTGGCTAATTGGAGTAAGTGTCTTTGACACAAAGTTTCTCCAGCCTTGAGGGTCAGTAATTCTTTTCTGTTGTTCAGTGTCAGCCTCTGGGACTCCACCGTTCTCCATGGCTACCTCAGTTAGTTTACTTCCAACTTCGGGATCGATAACGTCCTTGGCATTGATGTCACCGTTAGCAATACCAGCCTTCAAGCGGTCTGCTTGGGTTATCTTGCGGTTAACGGTGTCCACCGTGGCATTCACTCCACCACCCACTAGGAAACCAATGAGTGCGGATTCCGCCATGCCCTGCGTAATAGGACGATCTGGGTCATACTGACGGACGTAACCAGCTATTGAGTTGATTAGACCAGACTGAGTTGCTTCCGTAAGTGCCTCACCAGCACCCGCGGATGCGTATTGTGTAATGCGCTCCATGACTTGACCAGCGGGAATAGCTCCCCTAGCAAAAGGTCTAAGTATCATTCCAGCACCCAAGCGTTCAGCGAGCGCAATGGGGATAGCTCCAATGGCTCCAGCCTTGTTGGACTCCACCATTTGCTCATCACTTGCATTCTCCGAAGTAACGCCCTGCGTAGCTAGATAATCGTCGCGAACCTGCTGACCAGCGGAGGAAAGGAAGAATGCCCCAGCTCCAATCTTTGCTAAATAGGAGGGGTTCCTTGAAATTATAGCCGCGCCCAAGAATGGTATGGTGCTTCCTAATCCAGAGGATAACTTATATATAAAGTCCGACTGCAAATCATCGGGAACATCTCCCATAATTGCATCATTTATGTCATCGCGAAATGCGCCAACTGATCTAGCTAGATTATAGTTCCCAGTAAATGAGCCAATAGCGGAAGCAAACCCCTCACCAGAACCCAGAGTAATATCCACTGCTGTAGCTGGAACAGTCCTTAGATAATCTAAGAAACTAGCATCTTGATTGTTTGCGGGAGCATAGTCCTCTGGAGTCATACTGCTCTCCATTTGAGAGACTTGCTCTGGGGACAAAATAGTTAAATCTGTTTGAGTCTGCCCAGCTTCTTGTTCTATGCGGGCAACCTCCTCTGGGCTTATAATACGAACCATAGGGAGTTATTTGTTTGGTTTAATAGCTTTTGGGTGCGGCTTGCTGAACTAACTTTCCATCTCTCTTCACATAGAATCTTCCATCGCTTGAGAATACTCCTCCACCCTCTAAAATATTATCTATTTGGGATGCTACGCTAGGAGGGGGTGCTAAGAACGCTTCTGCTCCTTCTACTGGAACACCAGTATAGGTTCCTCTTAGAAGAGCCACGAGTGGTGAGTTCGGAGATAAATCAACCTTACCATCGGGTAATAAAAATCTATCGTCCCTACTTGTCAGTGCTCCAGTTTCTGGATCATATTCAACTCCATTGGAATCTAAGAATTTTTGAACACTTGTAAGTGCGCTAGCTGAAATAGTGGGGGTCTCTATTTTGCTAGCACCTTGTAAGGCTAATTGGTCTCTTAGATTTCTGGAAGCCATGCCCTCTTGGGTATTACGTATATTCAATTCATCTATTCTACCGCGAGTAGCACGATCCTGTTGGGCTTCTGAACGCTCGCGCATTTTGTCCGCTATGAAGGCTCGCCTTGCGCCACCCCTAAGACCAAGCTCATCGGCTTCATTCTTAAAGGCAGTCTCTTGATCGCGAAGTGCGCGATTTTCTGGAGTTGCATCCACCATTTCTCCGCCTAAACGAAGTTTTGTTCCAAGTCCACTGCTAGAAGAACCCGATCTAGCGTCTCTTTCTGCATTCATTCTTGCTACGTTTGCCTCATAACTTGCATCGCTCTTTGCCTGACGAGCATCTAGTTCATCCGTAGCCATCTCTAAAGTGCTTCTGCGATCCGTGTTTGCAAATTTCTGGAACTCTTCTCTGCCCAATCCAGATGTATCAATTACTCCTTCATCAACTCTGCGCTGAAAGTTCTCCATAATTTGAGGATTAAAATCCTTGCTGAATCCTCCATCATTTGCATCAAATGTTCTTCCAGTCATTCCACCTATAGTTTCAAAATACGCTTGCTTGTCCGCAGTCATTGGTTCACCGCTTTCAACAAACTCAGCGTATTCCGTAAGCACCTCATCCGCTAGTGGGCTTAATCCACTTGAGGTTTGTGGAGCACTTGGTGCTTCGGTTGGTTGTTGGAATCGTTCTTGATTGAAATATTGGTTTTGTAAATTACTACGAGCTTTTTCATCGGCTCCATCAAAATCCTTGAAAACTGAATCCCTAGCGGCATTTTGCAAACCAGAATACTGCTTTATATATTGATCTTGAGTCATGGGAACAGATTGACCAGCGGGCAATTGGACTTGCCCTTGAGTATCGGGAACATTTTGATATTCTCCCATGGGAACTCCAGTATATTCACCAGTTTTTCTTACGTCTTCAAACGCAGAAATTTCTTCTGGAGTCATTGTTCTAGAAGTTCCGTCCGTTAGATAACCCTTAGTGCTTCCGTCTGGCATTAAAGCCGATCCCTCAAATTGACCTCCTATTTCGCTTTTAGCCGCCTCATTTAATTCGCTTTGAGATTTTTGAGCCATGGGTTCATAGCCAACAACTTTTGAGTTGTTCATCCCAACAGGAAGAGGAGTATACCCCCCTCCCATTGGACTATATTGGGGAGTGGGTCCCGCTTCCGTAATTGGTTTAAGTGGATTATTTCCGTTCTTAATCGCCTGAAGCTCTCCTTCGTTCATCGCGGGTTGGCTAGTGTCTCCATACAAAGCTTTAGAAACTTTATCTCCAAGATAGTCCCCAGTCTTTTCATACAACCCCTTGCCGTCCTCACTTAGTGCCGCAACAGTGTAATCAGCTATTGTTAGGGGCGCAAGATAACCACTTCTTCCGACATTAAAAACAGTTTTTCCAGCACCAAATAATTTGCTTGCAAGATTAACTCCTTGACCAGCAAACTGCACATTGTCCTTTAGGTGAGCACCTTGCTCTGCTATGCCCTGAGCAGTAATACCACCAGCCGCGGCTTCAGAAAGCTTTTGCTGATCTTTATTTAATCTAGCATTCCTAGCATTTTGTTGAGCCATTCCGCTCATGTAGTTGTTGGCAGTAGTCATTGTATTATTGTATCATAGGGGGTTTAAGTAATGGGCGTAGTTCTTAGGGTAACTGTTATTTTTACGTCATACCCCACATTGTTATTTGCAAAAGTTCCAGATGTTCCAGAAATTTCTACTATATGACCACAAGGATTGGGTTGTGCAAAAGTATGAGTAACTGTTTCGTCAGTTGTATCAGCCCCCGATGCTGGTCTAGTGTAGAATGGCTTTTCAGCTGTGCTCTCAAAAAATGCCGCTTGAGTGCCATCTATTGTAATTGTTAGCGTATCGAAACCTGCTCCGTAAATATCTGCCCTGCCATATACCTCAATTTCTATTTTTTCTGCACAGGGAGTAACTCCAAATTTAATACTTCCTGTTTTTGCGGGGTCATCCCTATATTCATCAGCTGGGGCAGATGCATCGGTAGTTCCCAGTGCTTGATAAACATTAAATATATTATTTCCAGTAAAGGGAGGATCACCTGCGGTATCGGCTATTTTTGGAGTAGTGCTTGCCATCCCACTCAATATTGGAGTAGTAAAATTCTTATAGGGTTCAGAATCATTGACACATTTGGGATCACTTCCATCTTCTACTAATATGGGTTTTAGTAATATAATAGACATACTTAATCATTTTTTGGAGAGGTCATAAGAATATAAGCAGTAGCAGGAACTCCATTATTACATACTTTTACTTCTCTAAATTTAGCCTCCGAATCGTGTGAAGTTGGAATATCGTCCGCCCTTATTCCTACACCACCATAGCTTTCTTTTACTAATATTAAATTTGCTTGTCCCAGTGATCCTCTTCCACCTGTGCTTGCACCAACGCAGTTAAAGGCAAATCCATTATTCATTGAAGAATCGCTTCCGATACTGCATCTTGTCCCAGTAGCATTAGCGTCAAGCATAAGACTTCCGCTACTTAAATCTAAAGTATCACCTGATCCATCTTTAAGAGTCATTTTACTACCGTTGGTCATTTCAACATCTATGTTCGTAACGCCAGAGGTATTAGATCCGCCAATTTCTAATGATCCAGCCGCAGTAGGACTCCCGTTGTATTCTGCCCACTCAACGTCTTTATCTGTTATATCAATATCCTGAGATGCCAAAACGTGACCCTTGTCAGTAGTTACTCCCGCGCTATCTGTTTCAACTAACTTTGCAACTTTAATGGGTTTTCCAGTGGTAACAGTAAAATCATCAGCATTAATATTTAAAAGCGATTCACCGTCATTGGTAAATATAATTTTATCTATTTGAGCTTTACCGTCGGCTCCTATGTCTAATGTTTTTTGTCCTGAATCAAATTTAGACCACATTGGTTCAGGATCATTTTCTACACCCCTCGGTCCCACATGAACTTGGCTTACGTGAACCCAGCGGTTAAAACCACGTTTTGTCCCACCAACTGATCCAATCTGAAAAACATATTCTGGTTCGTCTGTATCTAGTTTAGAAAAACCCTCTTTTAAACTGCCAACATCGTCGTATTTTCTTACAAATATCGAAGACGCACTTTTAATTTCATCTAAAAAACCAAAATCGTCTTTACCAAATCGAACTGCTCCATATACAGTATAAAATTGAGCGCCGTCTCCAATAGGAAAACTTGCGCTTGTGCTTGGTCCATCGGTTAGGATAGTTGTTAATTCCCCCGAATCTGGACTAACTCTTGAACCCCCTACAGTAAATTGTCCATCATTTACGCTAATGGTATATGAAGAAGAGGGGACGGGAACTCCTTCTCCTTCTGATGGAGAAGTTCCATTAATTTTAATGGCATATTGACCTAGAAGTGCTCCAGTGTCCCCATTGGGGTTTGTGTCTTCACCAGAATTATCGGCTTGCCCAGTGGACGCTCCGCTTGACGCTGGCGGTGGCAAACTGTCATATATAGATTGACTAGTGGATACACGACTCCTACCCCTCCTGATTTTATTAACAGTGTTATCAAATGTATTTAGTTCTCTTGACATTATTTATTTCTAATTTAGGTCGATGGAGGCGATGGATTTGGCACAGTGTAACTTGTTATTTCGTAATATTTAGTTCCATCAACTGAAGTTAAAATATGTCTAACATTTCTTTTAATTAATCCATATTCTTTGTATGAACTAGGAATTGAGCTTGCTCCAGCCGCAAGTAATTTAGTTGTTTCTGCGGCATATCCAGTTTCGTATTCAAGTCCTCCCCCATCTTTTAAATAAGGAGAACTAAAACTTTGATACGATACTGACCCAGTAACTGGGTTTGTGTAAGGAGTGCCGCTAGAATCGGAACCTAGTGAAAAATAACTTCCGTCATAATTCTGTATTCTAGCTGTATTATTTACATTTCTATTCCATCCAGTTGCGGAGAAAGTAAAGACACCAGTCGTTGAAGAAACAGTATTTCCGCTGGAATTGGTTTCTGCACTTTTTACACTTACAACAGAGCAGGATGCATCACCCAAATTAAATGCAATTTGCTCAGTAAAAGTATCTGGGACAGTTGTAGAAATTTCTGTTTTTACATTTGCATTAACTTGTTTAATTCTAGGAGGCGTATAATCTGGGATTGCAATGTCACCTGAAATAACTGTTATTTTTTTTAAAACTACTGATCCAATTGTTTCAACCTCAACAACATCTACATACTCCGATGTAACTCCAGTTAAATCATTAGCTGTGCCTCCATCAGCCATATTTTTTAGCGTAGTTCTAGTATATGTTTTAAATCCGCTTGAATCCTCATCCCTTGATGCAATTAAAAGTCCATCGGGAACAATTGGAGCTAGTCCAGTTGAAATGTTTGTAATTTTAATTACATTTGCAAACTCGCTGGGAGCTTCCTCAGTAATACTGGAAAGTAATCCTGTTTCTAAGTAAACTTCTGTTAGTTCTGCAAATGCTGTATTATCTTGTAATTCTGAATTATATAAAATAATTGTGGTATCAGTGGGAGTCAGTTGAGTTGTTCCAACCGTATTTGTGCTAGTTGCTCCAGACTTAGCACGATAAATTTTTTTAACTTGTTTTAATCCGTCTTCATTTGTAGTTATTGTTGGATCAGTTATTTCTACAAAGTCATCCGTAAGTGTTTCGTAGGTTTTAACAAGAACGGGATTGTCCGCGTTTGTTTGTTTTTCAAAACGATTATCTACTTCTACGGAAATTAAACGACAGTCTGTATATCCTTGTCCAGATATTTGTTCTCCAGTTGTATCCTTAGCACCAAAGTCCCCCATAAGGGAACCCAAGTTTGCGTTATCTACATCTTCTCTAGTAAACTTTTGAAAACGACGAATTACCCTAATGCGATTATTGGGTAATTTAACGATTTCTGGGATATCTCCCTGTTGATGTATATTGTTATTTCCTAAGCTCATTTCTTCTTTCTCTTAATGCTTTTAACTCTACGAGGTTTTCCTGCGGGCTGACCTAGTTTTTTCTTTTGAGCAATTCTCTTTTTCTTTTGGGATGCTGTCAACTCCCCAGCAGTAGCAGGGGTTTTTTTGCTGACACGCTTTGATGGTCTGCAATAGGGCGTTCCGCGCTTTTCTCCCTTTCGTCGTCCGCAGGGCTTCCCTGATCGGACATCCACCCACTTTTCTTTGAACCATCTTTGTAGGTCTGACCCAGCTTTTGATTTACGAACCGCCATTACTTCCTGCGTTTGATGTTAGCTTTTTTCTTTCCCCAGTTTGAAGCCCCCACCTTTCTGCATTTGGCTATAGCTCCGCTGGCATAAGCACTGGGAAATACTTTGTATCTGGATTTAACTTTATTGTAACAAGCGTCCTTGGGCATTACTTACACTTTCCCTTTTTGCCCATTTTTCCCTTCTTGGGTGGACGACCTCTTGTAGTTCCGTATGTTCCTTTTCCTTGTGGCATAATTATTTCTTTCGTTTGTTGTGAAAATCAAACAGAACTTTTACTTTTTCTGTAAGGTTTTCTAGGTTGTAGTGCATCCTAGCTAGCACAATAATTAGTGTAATAATGCCAATTAGGACTGGTGTGATAGAGGATATGATTTGCAGAAATTCATTCATTTAACCTGAGATGAACCAAAGTAAAAACCCACAATGGCTAAAGCAGTTTGCCTGATTTCTGGCAGAATAACAAAGCCCTGAACAGTGTCCCATTTGAGACCCTTGAATAGCCCTAGAAAGCCGTTTGTTTCCCTAGCTACACTTACCCCTACGTCAGTCCACGCAAAGACAAAGGGAGCTATTACAATGGCAAATACGGTGGATACAACAAGGAACCTACGAACCAATACACCACCATCGCGTTTAGCCGCGGCATCCGCTGAGGCATCCGCTGTTTGCTGGGACGTAATCATACGCTCAAACTGTCGAGCTTGGTTGTCCATCTGTGCCCCAATGAGCTTCATCACGAAACCACTGATCCCTCCTCCGAGCATTGCTAATAGTTCTGGTGTCATTTTTTTCTAAGTTCTTTGATTACCTTAATTGCGGATGCAGTCATATAAATAAAGGTCGCTAGACCCACGAGAAATCCAAGTAATTCGTTAACGGAAGAAAGTTCAATGGTGGCTATAAAGCCCCCCGTTCCAATTGTTGATCTATATATAATATCATTCATTATACTAAATTGACCCAAGCTCCGTTTTCGCGCCCTTGAAACTTGTTGTCTGTTGTGTTGTAAATAACCATGCCGTTGGCGGCTGTTAAAGCGTTTCTCTCTGTAGTTGTTAGCGATCCAAATTGAACAAAGCCGCTTGATTTAATGTTTCCATTAACTTCTAGAGCCTCGGATGGTGTCGCTCCTGTCCCTATTCCTATAGACCCAGAAGTAACTATAATTCCGTCAGATGTAATGTTCGTTACGTTATATAAATTACCGAATGCATCCGTTTGAAAGTTGCCCCCAGACGCGCTTAACGTCCCAAACGCTACGATGTTACCCGTGACATCTATACCCGTATCGTTGACCTGTAGTCGTCTAGCGGAAGTTGCTCCTGTTGCTATTTCAAATTTCCGCCCGTTAATAACTTGGATGAACGCCGCGTTCGCAGATGAGTTGCTATAGATGCCTCCTCCATTGCTACCGACGTATCCTGTATTGATTTCATCTTCAATTTCGCCTGTTCCTGCATCTCTTTTTAGTTTTAAGAGAGTCCCTGAGAAAGCTGTATCATCATCAGTATCTCCTGCAACGACGAGAGCGGTCTGATCTGTCGATGTAAATAATCCAGATCCGACGACTCTTAAAGTTTCATTAGAAATACCGCCTCCGCTCGTATGTCCTCCGACTACGTGCAAAGCGGAGACTGGATTATTATGATTGATTCCGACTTTACCAATGGGAACTCCATCAGCTTTTTTAATAACCATTAAGTTGCTAGGAGTCTCGTCGTAATCCCTAAAGCGATGCTCTTTAGAATCGTATGTTATTGGTTGAGCGGTTCCGCTCGTAGTTCCCACGGACTGTATCTCATTTGTGATTAGTCGAGGAACTGTTACGTTTCCAGTAAATGTAGGAGACGCTATGTTAGCTTTTAATAAAATGTTGGCAGTATTGGCTGTAATAGCATTCGCCTGCGCATCAGTAATTCCAGTTTTGGCAGTGTTGTCTGTAATGGCTTGTGCCTGTGCGGCAGTAATTCCTACCTTAGCCGTGTTGTCTGTAATAGCACTCGCTTGTGCGGTCGTAATCCCAACCTTAGCTGTATTAGCAGTAACAGCAGTAGTGTTAGCTACAGTATTATCTGTAACACCAACCTTATTAGTATTGGCAATAATAGCACTTGCTTGTGCGGTAGTAATTCCAACTTTTGCCGTGTTAATAGCCACATCAATAGCACTTCCTTTTAGAGCCAATGCGGAGACTAAATCCGTTTGATTAGCTAGGGTTCCAGTTATTTGACCCCATTGAGCCTTCGTGTCCTCTAGACCCAAAAATGTAGCCGCCTCTTCCTTGGTGGATTTGCGGAGAAATGTATCAATGTCCGAGGATACTTTAATGTTCGACATGGCTAATTACTTATGGGGTTATGTTCTGGGATACCACAACAGTAGTATCACTTACGGACATACTAAGTGCTAGTGACGTTTGCATAGAATTAAGCGTTGTATGCTTCGACTGAGCCAGCGGTTACATCTAGTGCTGTAAAGTTACCGTAGCTAGTGTATCCAGCGGGTAAAGCTCCAGTTAAACCAGATGCAGTGCCAGTTTTATTTGAGCAAGTAAAAGAGTCCAGAGTTGCTCCTCTGGGACCAGCTACAATAATAGCAAACTTTTTGCCAGTAACTGCGCCAGTAACTATTTCACTTCCACGCTTGCCTAAACTTTGTTCTGTAAATGCGGGTGTTGACATAATTATATTGTTAGTTGGTTGTAGTTAGTTCGCACATTTTTGACAATATACGAGTTCGCGATATTTTGATCGGAAATTTTAGCTAACTCATCTTCAAGAACTGAGTTAACAAGAGCCAATGATAGTTGGAAGTTTGAGTCACTTGCATTTTGCTCAACACTGCGTTGCCAAGTGTAAGCAGTCAAGTGAGCCATGTATGGAAGTAATTCAGCTGGAACGGCTTCTGTATCGTCCCCGCTTCCAAAATCTGGATCAAATGTTTTTTTGTAAGTAACAAATACTTTTGCTGGATCACTAGAACTAGAGGGTTGCTCGTAAAATGAAGGACTGCTTGGATTTTCATACAAATCAGTGCTAGAGTTACTGGCACTCCCAGTTATTGTTGCTCCGTTTGAGTTTGTAACAAACTTATATTCACCTCCTCTAACTAGATTTGGATCATTTTTATAAATTCTTAAAAATGTATCAATCGTATCCTTGCTTGTTTGCGCTTGGGGAACTAGGTTTGAATTTGAAATTTCTCGCTCATCACCAATAACTAGGAAACGCTCCCAATAGTTGCTGGCGCGATACGCTTTCTTTGCGGCATAATTCCACAGGGACTTTAGTCTAGTATATGACGCAGTAGTGGATGCATATTCGCGACCAATGAGTGCGAATGTTAGATTCTTTAAATCCCCAAATGTATCGTCCTGTAATGCCATTATAGTCTATTTGCCGCCATGCCATTGGGCATAAGGACTTTGTTGTTTAAATACTTCATGAACTCATCATCATTAGAAAAGCCCACTCCGTATTTTTGATTCATAGCGTAGTATTCGTTCATCGGCACGCTACCGATGTGTTTACCAAAGATGGGATGACTCTTCCCCTTATAAAATTGTGTGGATTTCCTAGCTAAACGAACCCTTTGCTCTTGAGCCTTGGGGTTGAATACTTCCTTGGATTTCCTGTTAAGAATCTTAAATTGATTCTCTATGAGTTCTTCTTCTGATGGTAGTTCTGGCATAACAAAAAGGGCTGGGGGGAATTAGACCCCCCAAACCCAGAATTGTCAATTATTAGACAGCGAAGTCTGTGATCTTACCGAGACCATTAGGACCCTTGCAAAGAAGAGTTCCCATTGCGTCGATGTAACCACGAGGACCGCCACCTTGGTCTTCCAACATTGTGGAACCCATGCTCATTGCTTCCGCGTATCCAAGTAGGCTTGGGTCGAGAAGATATGCACGTTTTTGGTTAGGAAGGCACTTTGGATTAGCAGAGATGATCTTCACAATGCCATAAGGACCTTGGAAGATTTCAACATTGTAGTTGACCTCTGTGCCATCACCTTGGTTGAAGGTAGTGCTATTGCCAGTGTTGAAACCATCAGCAAGAGTTGCCGCGTGGTGAACACGAGTGAAACCATCGATGATTTCGTTGCGTGCAGTTGTGCCAGCAACAAGAACGTGATCGCCTTGCTCACCAGTTTCTTCAAAGATGCTTGTAAGCATTGAGTTGAAACGGGATTCAGTAAGCTCCTCAGTTCCGTCACTAAGGACGTTTCCTGTTGGAGTCTTGAATGGAGCAGGAACAGCCGCTACGTCATCCGCAGTTGGGCTATTGTTGATCCAAGTGCCGAGTCCGCGAAACTGACCGCCATCTGAGCTAGTGCCAGTAACAGCAAGATTGTCCGAGCAGATTGACTTCTCAATGTCACGAAGGACTTGGGAAGCGGCTTTCTCTTCGGCTTCTTGTAGACGAACTGGAGTAACGGAATCCATTAGCTCCTGCTTCTTGGATACATTGAATGTATCGCGGAAGTGCTGGAGACGATTGCCCAAGCGAGCTAGGTTGCCGAACTGACCAACGAATGAATCGCCACCAGTTTCACCAACGTCCTTGCCTTCAACAACAGCGTTATCAGCTACTGCGTCACGAAGACCGTCGATTGTCCATTCAACCAAGTCCGCAGTTGCGCCTTGCTTTGGAAGCATACCGTAAACGGGAGCTTGACGTGGAGCGAGAACAGTAGTTAGGTCTAACAACTGCTCGCGATTACCTGAAGCGGAACCCTGAGGGGGTCCTGTGTATGTATTATCAAATGCCATGATATTAATTTATTTTGAGTTAATTTGAGTTAATTTATTTGTAACGAGAGTTAATTTGTAGTTGTCGTAATTGACGAGCCGCAATAAGATTTCCTTTCTTAGCCGCTTCTTTCAACTTTTTGACTTGATTGGATTCCGTTGTTTGCCGTGAGCCGCTAGCTGTGCTACCGCTTACTGCATTCTTTGGAAGTTTACGAGGTATAATAATCTTCTTTTTTCGAGTAACCTTGGGCTTAACCATGTTTGCCGCGGCATGAGCCAGTTGATATTTCAACCTAGCTAAAACCGTTGGAGCAACCTTGGATATAATAGCCAAGTCCTCAGAGGATATCATTTTCTTGTATTCTGCATGAGTTTCAGATGCATCATCCCCCAACCAAGAGAACTCTTCAAGAGCTTTGGAATTTAATTCCTCTGCTTCTTTTTCTGCGGATGCTAGTCTTTTTAAATACTTGCGTTGCTTTGGCAACTCATCATATTTATCTTGTAGACTGGAGATATATTGAACGATGTCCGAGCGAGTATATTCACTGCCCTTGTATTCAAATGTATCTTCATCCGAGGCAAGCCACTTTTGGTAAAAACGGATATTGCCCTTTGTTTCCTTCTCAATGGTTTCCAGCTGGTCTTCTGTAGTGACCTCAGCTAATGCATTGGATGGAGCAATGACTTTATCTAAACTGCCCTGTAGGGCGGCATCTTTACTTTCTAGCTCGTTTTTTAGTTCCTTGATCTGAGAGGTTAATTCTCCAATTCGTTTACCGCTACCACTACCCATTTTCTTTGCCAGCTCACCCAGTTTTTCTGGGGGTAGCACTTCCATGGCTTGTATAGCGATTTCAGAACGAGAGTTATCATCCAACTCATCCCAATCAATCTGTGAAAGAACGCCTTCGCCCTCCTCTACTTCCGCTGTAGTTTCCTCCTCGGTTTCCTTAGTAGTTTCCTCCGTTACTTCTGTTTCGTCAGATGCATCCGACTCCTCTTCTGTAACTTCGACCTCTTCGGTTTCCGTGGGTTCCTCTACCGCTTGCGGTGTTGGAGATAGCTTTTCCACTCGCGCTTTCCGAATATCTTCTAGCGTTAATGGTTTGGCTTGTTCGACTGTCGATACCACTTCTTCTTGGAGGGCTGTATCGTTACCCTCAATTGTTGCTTCATTCATAATACTGTTCTGCAATTTTACGCCAAGCAGTAGGGCGATAAAGTATTATAACAGACTGAATTTAAGAGGACTAGCGTCCTCCGTAGTAGCGCATTCTAGCGGCATTTAATTCAGCTTGTGTAAAACCCGTGGTGCTCTGTTTAGCGGTATCCGCTACATTCCCACTGGAACCCATGCGCCCCCCCATGTATCCACCAGCTACCGAAAGAGCTGGTATGCCACCTTTTTTAACCGCGGCTTTACCACCGCGAATGGCTTTACCTGTGAGGCTTCTTTCGTTCCTAATAAACTTTAGAAGTTTCTTTCTGCGTGCATTTTTCTTAGCATTAGCAGAGGGTCCTTTTTTCTTGGTCTTTGGCTTTGTCTTTTTGGGAATAATTGCCAAGCGGGTTTCTTGTTTTCCAGAGGAACCCTTCAGCGTATCCTTAGTTGAACGACCTCCTCCGATTCCAGCGCGTTCCGAAGTTCCACCAGCGTTTCTTGGTGTGCTTGTAGTAGTCTTCTTTGCTGTTTTCTTCTTGGCGACTTTTTTAGCTGGAGTCTTGCGAGCATTTTTCTTAGTAGCAGTTTTCTTAGTAGCAGTTTTCTTAGTCGCAGTCTTCTTAGCAGTTTTCTTAACAGTTTTCTTAGCTGGAGCTTTAGTAACCTTTTTAACTGGACTTGATAGTGTTGACTTAGGGCTTTTCTTAAGGGGAGCCTTTTTTACAGTAGTCTTTTTTACAGCAGTCTTCTTGGGAGTTGACTTTGGCTTCTTGGGAGTTGTTGGCTTTTTGATCTTGGTAACCTTTACCTTTCCAGTAACTACCTTAGAGTTATCAAAACCCTCCTTGGATACCTGACTACGAGTTTGAGTCCGAGCTTTGCGAATACTTTTTAATACCTTGGCTCCCGCCTGAATTGATTTTCCTATTCCTGCCATAATATTTTCTTTCTATTTATTTACCTTGAGAAGCCTTCCACTTCTTGTAATTACGTTTTTCTATCCCACCAAGTTTTGCTATTTGCATCTTGCTCATGCTAGCATACTTGCTCTTCTTCTTAACACCAGTTGGCTTGTTAATCTTCTTGATGCTTCCGTCGCGATTGCGAATAATAGAAGAACCAACTTCTACTTGAGTCTTGGAACCCATGTCAATTCCCCTGCGATTTCTTACAGTTGGAACACTGGTCATGCGTTTTGCCGCTTTTTTAACTGGTGCTTTTTTAGCTTTGGGGCGAGTAGCCTTTTTTAATCCAGCGGGGGGTTTAGGAATTTTAGAAGTATGTCGACTTGGAGTCGATGGTTTTGATGGTTTCTTTTTTGCTGATGGAACAACTGGAGTAGTTTTCTTTGGTTTATTTCCACCACCATAAATAGCACCCCCAATGATACCAGCTACGCCAGCAACAGCCGCGGCATCCGTCAAAGCACCCCTGAGCTTTGAATTTGCTCTGGGAGTAACATTCCTCATGGGTCTTGCTGTTCCAACTCTGGTTCCCGCTGTTCTTGCAAGCGTTCCTCCCGTTGTTGCAAGTTTGGTTCCCGCTGTTCTTGCAAGCGCGGTGCTCCGAGGTAAATTGCGAGTAACGCCCGCGGATTCAACTCTGCGGTCAGCACGACTCCTGCGAATTGTTCCTAAACTTTTTCTTCGGGTTTGTAATGCTTTTTTCGCGGCTTTTGCCGCTAATGATGCTATTCTTCCTATTGCCATTGTGTTAATTGTTTAAGTGTTAAAGTTCAGCGCATTATAGCACACTGCTTTTATTTCTTTTTTCTACGAACTGCTGGTATTAATTGCGATGCCCCAGCCACTCCATACAGGGTATTTATAAACCTTCGGTCGGCTTTTTCGAATCTACTTTTACTTGTAAATGTATTCATACCCCTTCCAGTAATCTTAGCCGCAGTAAATGCCTTTTCAACGGGATTCATGCTTTTATATGAACGCTTGGGCTTTCTTGTTGTTTTGGGAGGCGAGATGCCGTATCTTTTAAGTCGATTCTCAGTTCGCTTTTTATAAATATTTTTAATTTTTGGGTCCGTTACCCCAAACCTTTTTATGTTATTTTTATCTCGCAGGAGGTGAATTTCTCTAATCCTAGCATCTAAATCTTTAGACGCTTTTGCTTTTCTTGCCGCTTTGACGGCTTTGATGCCGTATTTAAGTATTTTTCCTATTGCCATTAGTATTTGCCTCTCTTTGATTTTGGTGATGATTTCTTGCTTCCCCCTTTACCTGCCCAGAGCTTAGTGCAAGCCAAGTGTTTGGCAGTTCCCGATTTAGCGGTAGAGCACTTGTGCCTAGCCTTAAAATTTTTGCGAGCCGCGGGTGAGTAGTTATGACCATACCCAGATGCTCCAGCATGAACCAGTTTCTTCTTACCCCCAGAGCAATAGAGCTTCATAATCTTCTTTCCAGCTCGCGTGCTTCTGCGGGTTTCTCCGCAACGCATACTTGATTTAGGACTCGGCATCTTCTTGGGGTGTTAAAACTTTAATAAGATAATCATCTTCGATCATCGCTCCAATAATTTTTGCATCAGCTCTTTCAGTTGCATCCAGACTTTTTTCAAGTAGGTGAAACTTTGTTTCCCTGCATTCTTTAATAAATTGTAAAATGTATTGATATTGTTCATATTTGGATAAGAAGTTTACTGCTTCTGACAGGCTATCGGTTTTCTTGATTGACATTAGGATTCTTCTATGTTTTGAGTTTTAACTGAACCCATTTGAGCTGGGGCTGTTCCCAAGCGTCCAATTTCAGCGTTCTGCTGTTGGACAACTTGTTGCTGATACTGAGCACCGTAGTTCTGAATGTTAGCCACGAAGCCCGCATCCGTTGACATACGCTTCTGAATATCCTCTTGCTGAGTGTATTCCTGTATGACCTGCATGGCAATCTGACCACCATTGGGTCTAGCTCCCACTGGGATTCCAGCGTATATCTTGGTGAGGTCATCAGTAACATCCTTAACCATTTCCTCTTGTCCTTGTCCTTCGGGCTGAATAATAACATCAGCGATACTTGGATCAATGGCATTTGCCGCAAGTTGCTCTGCCGCCTGTAGATTAAAGGTATTACTTGGTGAGTTTCTGGCAAGCTCAAGTATGGATTGTATCTTGGCTTTCATCATTTCTGGGTCTTGGTTTTGAACATCGAAGGATATGCAAACGTCGATCTCCTCGTCCTCTGGGGAACGGTAGATAACCATTTCGTTGGGGTATCCAGTTACTCGGAAGAACTTTTCGTCTGGACCAAATACCAAGAAAGCCTTATATGCTAGCTTTAGAATGTCAGAGCAATGCGTAAGGAACTTGTTAATAAAGAACTGCTGGCGTTGCTGACTTAATTGGCTTCCCTCGTTTAGTCCAATCAAGTCCATGGCTTCCTGTTGAACATACTTCTCTAGCTGGCTAGCGGCTCCAGAAGTATTGGGGACGTTCATGTATTCAAACTTTTCGTTTGCACGAACACCGATCCACGCGCCCGCACCCATCTGTGCTGGTGGGCGACCCACTGGGTGAAGTAAGGGTGGTGCAACAGCCAAAGCCATTTGATCACTCCATCCGTCTCTCAGTGTTTTCATTTGTTTTTGTGGACCCCGAAGGAGATCACCAAATGTATTTACGTCGTAAATTCGTTTACCAGCGTTGCTGAGTCGAGTCAGGACAAAGGGGTATTTGTCATATCCAGAAAGTAGTTCGTTGCTTAGATATCCAGTAGTTAATCTAGGATTCCAAACAGTTAGATACATTCCCTCTGAGTTACTTTTCTCGTCTATCAGTCTGCGGTATGTGTAGATAACCTCAATCAAGTCCTTGGAGTCCACCATGCCAGACATCCCGTAGGTAGAACCCCCTCTGCTTTGAGAGGAGCGCATTGAGCTATATGTAGTCTGGTTCATACCAGAATAATCAAAGCCCCTGTAGTTATCAATTAAATTCTGTGCTACTTCTGCATCCCATCCCTTTGTCTCCACACAATTCTCAATTTCCTGTGGGGTGAGAAATGCTCGCATATGGACTCTAGGTGAGCGTTGTATATCCGTAACATAACTAGGAATAACAATATCAATATCAGAGAACTTTGTTTCCACGAAGGGTCTTGAGACATCTTTTTTGGCTACTGGTATTTTTGCTACTCCGAAGTCCCTGAGTTCTACGAGTGCTTTTTTTGCCTTGGGGATATCAACGTATTCAAACATATCCGTCATCATGGCAATTGTTTCGTCGTCCCGATTCTCATCCGCAAGAAGCTCATAGAGTTCTGGTGCAACTTGTTGAATTAGTTCTAAATTAAATTCCTCATCGTGCGTTCTGGATTTCATTTCCCAGTCCACGTAGGTAATTGCTATTCCCTTTTCCAGCAGGTTGTTAGCCGCGGTTTCGCATTCGGAAGCAAAGTCCTTGATATAGGATTTCTGCATATATTTTAGAAAGTTAGAAATAACACTCGCTTGCTTAACATCGGATGCCTCAGTAGCATACGCACGAATGTTAGCTCGGCTAAGAGCATTCATCATTAGTCCCACATAGGTGGTTATGCACTGCTCAATGAGCCTGACCTCGTTGTCCGACGCACCATCCCAAGGGAATGCGTCATCACCAGTCTTGGTGAGTTGGTTGTTCTTTCCTACCCACTCAGCGTTGCGATTATTATAACTGTCTTGGCACTGCGATACATACGAACTTAGTTCAGTGACATCCGCTTCGTAGTCACGTTTTAATTCATTTATATCTGGCTTAGAGGTAACGTAGTATGCTTCTAGCTCTTTATCTTCCATGGAGTGCAAATTATATCATAGGGGTTTTATTTGTTAGCCTAACTTTAATGTTATTCAAGAATGTATTATACCACAGGGGGTCTCTTCCTATTACATCCAAAAAATGATCAAGGGGTATCTCGTCAATTGTAAACAAATGCGCTCTGTGCAACATCTCCCATTGGACGTATGCATCGCAGTGTTTAGCGACCAGCTTCTTTAATTCCTTTTTGTCTGTTAAATTCTCTTTGGTAGATAATCTCATGGCGGTAAAATTGCTCGTCGGATTTTTCAATAATTTGAGCTTTGAAAACCAACTGGGGTCTCATTGCTCTAACATGAGTTGAGGGTATTGCTACAACTACTTTTCTTTTAGGGGGGTCCAGTCTCTTGCAGAAATAAAAGAGGGGGTTGGGGGTGGATGCAATTATTTGAACACGAACAAACTGGGGTTCCAGTATTTTGTCATCCTTTTCCTCAAAGTAGTCCTCAATCTTTTTGATTCCCTCTGGGCTTAGATTTTTTGTTTTTATGCAATAATCCTTATCCTCGCATACCTTCTTCCTTATCTGACCTATTTTCTGGGGAGTAACCCCGTATTTATCTGCTAGTTCTTTTTGTTTCATTAGTATCCTCCTGTTGTTCTTGTTTGCTCAAAGTCCGCATCCGAGTAGTGGATGGGTCCATCACCAGCATTTGCCATTCGCAAATATCGGATTAAGTCAAAGAAGTCCTTTAGTGCTTCGTCTGATTTACCTTGGGCGTTGTAATTAATAAGACTATCTATTAGATTCTCGCAGGATTCGTGTATATAACATCTGGGCTTGTTGGCTTCATCCAGCTCGTAGTTCGGATTGTATGAAAACCAATCGTCCAGTGCCTGTATGCCCACTACTTCTCGCCTACCATCGGAGGGGACAAAGTCATAGCCGAATTCCGAGAAGGAAGCAAAGAGGTCTAAGTTATTCTCGTTTTCCCTAGCAAAGTATCTGGAGTCCCCTATGCGCTCAAAGACATCCATATCTATCTCTTCCTCTATGTCGTCAAAGAGTGCGCAGTATCCCTCTATATCGTATCCTATCTTCTTGGCGGCTGGACCATACTTCCACTTCTCCCCGAAGAGTGCCCACTCTCCGTATTGCGACCTTTCTGGGAACTCCTTGCGGATATACACTTCGCCCTCTGAATTAACCGAAGCCCAAATGGCAGAGAAGTTTCTGGCTCCCGCGGGGTCAACTACTTGATAGCTAGTGAAGTCATCTCCAGAGATGTCAGGAAAAGTCCAGCCCTCTGAATTGGGTTCCTCTCCGAGCACTTGGACTTCTGTGGAGAACAGGGGTAGGAGAGAAGTGATGCTCTTGACTGGGATGCCGTATGCGCGAACCATGATCTCCTCATCTGGGCGACCAATTAAGTCCTTCTTGATACGCTCGTATCCCCCAAAGGGGTTCTCGTCGGAATGCAAGTATATGACACCAGCGTCCCTCTGGGGAGCGTATTGAACAACGGGGACTTCCCTGTTGTCCATGAGTTCCGCGGGTTTTGTTTCCAGTGTCCTAGCATCCCTCTGGTATTCCGCAACGAAGGGTGTGAATCCGTCAATGGGTGTGAATCCCAGTAGCATTTTGGAGTTTCTGGTAGCCAGTCGGAAGCGCAGGGTGTTTACCAATTGTGCATCCCCCAGATACTCATCGAGCCACGCGCCTATGTTTAGCTCTGGGTCTCCCTTGAACCCGAACTCAAAACCCTCTAGGATAGTCTGGTTGTTGGAGAACTGGGTATATGTCTTGAAGTCCACCCTCGTCCTCGTGTCTGGAAAGATAAAAGAGGAACCCGTGAATCCATTCTGCATACTGAAGTTTATGTAGCCCTCTATGCTCTTGGTCTTCTTCTTGAACTCCTTGGGCATCATCTCCCATACTGCGGCTTGCTGAACCTTGACAGAGGTATCTGCATTCTGAGAGAAGCATACGATGTGTCCCTCTATGTTGTTGGTCACGGCTTCCATCACTAGCTTCGCGCACCCCGTTGTCTTACCACTTCTATTTCCCCCTAGTGCCAGAACTTCGTTATAGGCATTGAGTGCCAAGCGGATTCTGCTCCAGCCCTCTAGGTCGAAACCGTGGCGCAGGGGGTCCTCCTGTGATGCCCGTATAAGCCCCTCACGCACCCTATGAAGCTCTTGAAGGGCTTGGGGGTCACTCTCCCCTAAGAGAACTATTTCTTCGTCCGTAGGGGCTTCTATGAGGGGGTGCGGTGTAAACTTGAGTTCCATTATTCTCCTTCGTCCCAGATTACTTCTACGTTGTCATCCCTGAAGTCCAAGGAGGCTTCCCTTAGTAGCATTCGGGCTACGGATACCGTTGTGTATTCGGACTGCACTTCTCCCTCTTCATCCAGAACTACTATTAGGTAGTTGGGGTAGTGCTCGCCGAGTATTTCTTTTAGCTTAGATAGAATCTCTTCATCCACTGGAATCCTCCTCTTCTAGAACTTGGGCTTCTATAGCTTCCTCCTTTATCTTCTTGATCCTGTTCTTGGCGGCTAAAAGGGTCTCGTTGAAGTCATCAAGTGTGTAGTTGTTGTTTATGTCCAGCACTTGGGATGCCTCGCCTCTAGCGGTCATGGCTTGCCTCTGGGAGTTTGCTTTAGCAATGGATATTTCCTTTAGGTCTCTGAACTCTGGCTCGTAGCCACCCTCTAGTTTAACCCGAAGGGCATCAATCATATCTTCCTCTAGGGATTCCAAGTTGATGTAGCTCCTAGCCGCTAGCTGTCCTCCTAGCTCACGAAAGGAGTTTGTGTGATCCGCGTAGTCCGCTAGCACCTGCACGACTGTGCTTCTGGATATTGAGTGCCTGCGAATCATGTTCGTTTGCGAACAGCCCAGTGCGTGTAGATAGAGTATCTTCGCTACCTTCTCTGGATTGTGCCTAGATAGGCTTTTTATCTTGTCCGCCTCCTTGGTGCGCTGAATCTCTACAATAGCATTGGATATGCTTTGCATTAACTGATCTTTCTCTTCTAGAACACTCATATTTCCTTTAACCCATTTGCAGTTTTGTAATTGGCTTTACTGTAAACCCATTTGCAGTTTTGCGATAACCAATTGCAATTTTGCAATACCTATACCATTATACATATAATTATACATATAATATTTTATAAAGAAGTCTGGGATAGGTAAGGGCATCTTTGTATCTTATGTAGGTTATGTAGGATTCTGGGGGACTTGTCAAGCCCCAATGAGTAGTGGATTTTTTTAAGGGGTGTATTATATATATGATAGGAAAGTCCGACGCTCTTCGCGCGACCCCCTCCTCCCCTTTATCCTGCCCTGTGACGTAAGTCGTTGATGCTCAGAGACTACTGTGGACATTGCCTTAGATAAGGTTAGATAATCTAAGCAGACTGCACTGTTATGAGTGGTATATTTAGCACGCCTAGCAGAAATGGATTACCAGCCAAGCACTGTTTACTGGTTGCATTTTAGATGCATTTTTCTCACATTTACTTATGCCCAGATTACATAAGTCGTTGACTGTCAATACTATGGGCAACATATCTAAGGATACGATTTTCCTTTACGCATGTCGAAAACTAGTTTATACTGGTGGTCGTTCTTTGTAGTTAACTTCCGAATCGCCAGCGATCACGCTGAGTAGTGCTTCCCACATATACATGAATGTGCAGGGATGATCTACCAGCCATGTTGAAATTCGGTTATGTCAGACATCTTCATGCAGATGCAGTTAGCCATCCGACCCACTTTGACCACTACCAGTGCGAGTGCCGATGGATGCGAGTGTTGAAACCTAAGTGCCAGTCGAGCAGAGTATGCGATGACCACTGGAGCCAAGATGGTAGATGCACTGGGCTGGTGTTGGAAACCAGCGAGACGTTGAAACGCATAAGCGTATGTCATGGATGGCTACCATGGCACTGATGATACAAGCCATTGATAACCATAGAGAAAGACAAAATTATGAAAACACAAAAACTACCTACACTACCTACAGTAACAGACGTAATCAGCTGGAAAAACTGGACTGGTCACAGTCTAGCGGAGCTGGTTGAATTCGGAAGAGTAACACCGAAGTCTGGCGCAAGTGATTGGGTCAGAATGTTTGAGATCGAACAGGCGAAGACTGGTGCAAGAGTTGCCATCAGTGATCTGAAGGAATACATCTGGCAGTGGGAATGCCTTGAAGGTAAGGTGTTTGCGGAGCTGGTCGCTATAAGAGAAGCCAATC